TCACGTTCCGGGCTTGTTCTGTTCCATTCGATTCCGGGCCTCTTGCGCCCGCGCTGCCAACACCTTCTGCCTGACCTGCCCTCCGTACTTCTTCAGCATCTCCACGCCGGAATGGCCCGTGACGGCCTTCACCATCTCGTCGTCGCATCCGGCCAGATAGAGTTCGATGGTCGCGTTCTTCCGCAGCCCGTGGGTGACGTACTTCGCCGCGTTCGCGTGGTTCATCTGCGCCTTCACCTTGCGCATCTCGTCGGCCACCGTCCGGTAGCGCACGGGTCGGCCGCTCGCGTCCGTGATGACTGTCAGGCCCTTCTTGTCGACCGTCGCCAGATACACTTTGAGGCGATCCGTCAGCGGTATCCACAGCGGCTTGCCGGTCTTGCCCTGAGTGAAGTCGTAGGCCCCGTCCTTGAGATGCCCCCAGCGGATATTAAGTACGTCGCCAATCCGCTGCCCGGTGCCAAGGCAGAGTTCATAGACCAGCCGCGCGCGCGGCGTGGCGATCTTCTCAAACTCGGCCCGCACATCATCTGGCCACGGCTCCCAGCCTTCGCTTTCCTGTTTGAACAGCGGAATGCCTTTGGCCGGGTTGCCGTGCTCTTTCCTGAGGAAGCCGATCAGCCGCGCATGGTTCATTAGTACCACCATGACTTGCACTAGATAATTCGCTTGCCGCCAGTGCTCAGCATTGGCACGGTGCAGTTCATAGACGTGGTGCGGCTCGATCTTGGCAGGGTCTTTCGTGCCCCAGATCGCTCGGATATGGCCAATGTATTTTCGGTAATCGGACTTGGTGCGCGGCTTCAATTTCTTGAACGCATCGCTTTCATAGTAGCTGAGAATCAGCGCCTCGAAGTTGCGCGTGGTCGGGACAGGTTCGCGGCCTTTCAGGAGTAGTCGGTATTCATCCCAGAAGGCATCGGTGCCCGGTTCTCCCTTCATCATCACAGATTGACCGCGCGACCGGCGGATGAACCGGATATAGCCCCGATCCTCATAGACGTACTTCGGCAAAGCCTTCTTGGTCATTTGCCCATCCTCAAGTCGCTAGCCAAGAAGTTGTCGTCGCTGTCCTGATCAACCATGCCCGCATCCACTATCACGCTGCCATCCGGCTTTATCTCAAACCTGGCTCGCGCCCAGCCCGCCGCCCGCGCCTCTCGCATGAGGGCTGCTGCGGTGTTCTTGGCGACGGTCTGGCGGCTAGCGGTCATGTGTACCTGGCGTCCTCCGGTCAGTCCCGTCCCACGGTCATCGCTTCGTCGTCGATCTCGTGAACGATGCGGCCCCGCAGATAGTGAAAGTTCAAAACTTCAACCCGGATGATCTCCGGAGATGGCGAACCAGCAAATGTGGCGTGCCGCTGCGTCGTGTCGAAATCAGGAAGGTAGTAAGGCGAGCCCAATGCGGGAGTGACGATGTAGACCTGATCGGCGTCAGGGTGCTGCAGCAGGAAAGCCCGGATCTCGCAAGCCTTGTGCCCCGCCTTCGAAGGCGACAGGCCGCTTTCAATGTCTTGCTGGTACAAGCGCAGAGCGATGATGTCATTTACGTCGAACCGGCGCGCTCGGCCGGGGCTCGTCGCTGGGGCACACGGGTAGTGCCCGGCGTGGACCGCCTCATTGAAGCGATCCGAATTTACGCCAGCAATCTTGCAGGCGAGCGCCGTAGCGGCCTTGAATTTGGTGGTCTTGGGGAAGTCGTTCATCTCTGCCTCGCAGTTATACCTCTTGCCTTTCCCCAGAAGTATCACAGGTTCTGGGTGTCGACAAGAGGCATTGGCGTCAGAATGCGTCAGACTTCAGCGTGGCAACTTTGAACTCGTCCGCGACGCGGCGCAGGCCGTCGAACCAAACGCATATGGCTCCGTCCCCGTCCGTGTACTGCTTGATCTTCTCGATGGTCATCAGCGGGCCGCCGGAGCGGAGCCGCACTGTATCGCCTACCGCGAATTGGGTTTCGTTGTTCATAGTGGCCTCTCCTTGGTTAAGCGGCGCTTCGGCCGCGGGTAAAAATGTGGCGCTAAGCCTTGTAGGGCTGATGCAGGGGTGAGAACTGAGCGGCGATGTCCTTGGCCCTGCGGGTCTTGCGCTCGATGTCGGCAAGTCCCTCCCGCGCCCGAGAGACGAGCCAATAGAGCACATCAGTGTCAACTGCGCCGTCCGTGAAGACTTCACCGGACGCCATAGCGCCCAACAGTTCCAGTGTGGCGTGAACCGCGTAGGCCTCTTCGTCAAGATCGCCCACCAGGCCGCCCATGAGGTCCGCGATCTCGCGCAGCGCCGCCCCTTTCTTCTTCGGCAGACTGGCCTCATAGGCTTCCTGACGCTGCCTCAGCTTCGCGACCTTCGCCGCGCGGTGGTCGTAGAGCGACTTGGTGACTATCACGTCACCCCGCACTTCGCGGTTCTCCCAATCGGCAACGGGACGGGGGGCTTCGGTGTTCTCGCTCATGCCGCGTCCTCCGCGCTGAAAGTCGGGATCTTCGCTTCAAGCTGGTGAATGCGCTCGATCAGTTCGCCGGCCATTTCGTCGGCTTCTTCCAGCATTCCGCCGATGCCCCGGTCGTTGAGCGGGTGGCATTCGTTCTCGTTGGTGAAGGCGTACCGGGTGACACGGATCATGTCGCTGAGCCGGTAGGCAATTTCAGCAGGGGTGCGAATAGACACAGCGGCGTTGTTCGCGCTGGCGCGTTGGTCAGTCATCGTTCTGATTCCTTTCACTCAGGTGGTCGCCCGTTCTTCCGTCCGAGCCATACGGTCGCGCACGGCACGGATCACTTCGCTGTTCTGGCTGCTGCCGTTCTTCTCAGCCTGCGCCTTGATCCAGTCCTTCAGGTCGGCTGGGAGGCGCAGTTGCATCGGTTTTCGGTCATTCATGGCTGGGCCTCTGATGATGTCCATAGGACACTATATGGCTAAAGGACACTATTGCGTCAAGAGGGATATTGTGTCCATTGGACGCCATCATGACTGAGCCTGAAAATCGCACGCTTTCGGATAAGTTCATGCTCCGCCTGCCGGATGGAATGCGCGAGCGCATCAAGAAGGCTGCTGAGTCTAATAATCGATCAATGAACGCCGAATTATTGGCGACCCTTGAAGAGAAGTATCCAGCCAGAGACGCCTTCGATCAACTAACCGAAGTGCTCGTAATCCTGAACGCAATGATTGAAAAACGGTTGGAGCCACAAGGAGGCTTTAACAGTCGGGATATCGCGAGATTTCAGGCCCTGTCCGATTCAATCGTCGCCGATCTCCGTACCAGATTTCCAAAGCGAGCAGCGACGGACAAGGTTGTGGCAGCCGCCCAAGTACTGGCAAACGATAGGATCATAAAGGGTCAGGAAGACTAATCTGCGTCGCGGATCCGGGATGCGCATCCCGGTTTCAAGGAATGCACTGAAACTTCTACGCGCGTAGAGATTTCGATGACGAACTGTGTAAGCGCTTACACCTTCACCCGAACACCGCATCGAACAACGCCGGGGTGATGCCTGACCTCGGCGCTGGGTCTGCCTTCCCGCCGCCCAGCCACTCCCGGTCCATCTCGGTCAGGATCTCGACGTGGTGCGGTTCCAGCGGCATCCGGGCGAGGCGGCACCATGCCTCTATCTCCTGGTAGGTGATCGGATTCGGCCCCAGACCGCCGTAGGAGCGTGTCCTGTGCAGGGCCATGAAGGCCCCCCAGAGCACCCGCCCCGCCTCTGGCAAGTTCGGTGCCTTCCCGGCCCGCACGCTGTCCCTGACGGCCTTCACCATGAGCCGGGTAAGCCGCCGCTGGCCCGCCGGGGTCATCCAACCCTCCGAGGGTCTTTCCTGATGCGGGCGGCAGTCTTCGGCGCAACGTGCCGGTCATAGTGCTGGAGTCCCGCCCTCGTCGCTGAGTCGGCCTCAGACCGCGATACATCCCTCACGTACCCCTGCCAGCGTCCCTGCGCGTCCATATCGACCTCGACCGACAAGCGAATGTCCTGCGCCCCGCCTCCGCCCTTCGTGTGGTCCGTCACGGTCTCCCGTGGGTGGAGTATCGCGGGGAACCCGCCCTTGCCGTCCAGGCCCCCTGTCCGTGAGCCTGAGCCTGTGTAGCCGCCGCCGTCGAAGGACAGCATCTTGCCCAGCATCGCGACAGGATTGTTGCCGCCGCCCATCCCCGACACGCCGAGGAACGCCTGCATCATCTGGACGCGGGCAATCTCCATCAAGAGTTCCCCGACCGCCTCTTTCGCCGACTTCGAGCCGTCGATGACACCCATGAAAATGTCCGACAACGCGCCCGCCCCGCGTTCTGCGGCCGCTTCAATCTCATTCAGCTTTCCCGCCGCTTCCTCCGCCGACGTCCCGGCCTCCACATAGGCTTGCGCGAGCCGGTTGATCTCGGCTTCCAACTCCGGAGTGATCTCCTTCCCGGCCTTCTGCGCCGCGTGGAGGAGCTCCGCCTTGGTGCGGGCGAGGTCGATAGCCGCCGCATAGTTGCCGCCGCTCACAGCGACCGCCGCCAGTGCTGCCGCCTCGGCATTCAGGGCCGCAGTCTTGTCCCGGATAGCCTCCGCCTCACGCGCATAATCGTCGGCACGAGAACGGCCACCACCGCCACCCTTGCCACCACCGCCGCGAGACTTGGGCGCATCGGGCACCCCGAAGCTGGCATCGACGCTCGGTCGTTGCGGACGGATGGAGGATTCGGGAGCGAACTCGCCCGGACGGATCTCCACGGGAATGCCGCGTCCACGTCCATTCTGCGGCCCCACAGGCAGGGATGCGCCCATACCCGCAGCCTCCCGGATCGCACTACCAAGCGCCGCCGCCACGGTCAGAACCTGACCGATCACGCTGCCGAGTGCCTGCACCTGCGCGATCGCATTGCTGAAGTCCACCTTGTCGGCTTCGTCCAGCGCCTCGAAGGCACCCAGGGCGTTGGTCTGAACCACGCCAAGTTCCTCGGCAAAGGCGTCGGCCTCTATCGTTCCACCTGCGAACTCACCGGCAAGGCGACGCATCTCCATGGCGCTCGCCGACAGGGTTTGAGCCACATCCGCATAGCCCCACGCGCGGGCGAGGTTGGCGGATTGCTCCAGCGCCGCTGCCGTCTGGTTCGCCTCGTCTCCAAGGCCGGCAAACTGCTTGCGAAGCTCCGTTATGTCGGTTGCGGCCTCGTCCACCACGTCCCGGTTCGCATTGAGGACGTCGTAGAAATCATCTCCCAGCACGGCCCGTCCTTGCGCCTCGGACGGAAACAGCCGGTCCAGCTTTGCCCGCAGATCGGTGGCCTCGGTTGCGATACCCGCGAAGGCGACGGCCGCTCGCTTGCCGAAGTTCCCGACCGTCACGGAAAGCTCGTTGAACCTCCGGTCCAGCTCGTCGGCTTTGGCAATCATCGCGTCGTCCATGACCGCGCCGACTTGATGCGCTTGGGTGATGGTGCGCCTCAGGCCCTCGGCGCCCTGGTCCAGCAACTCCACGAAGCGTTCGCCCGCGCTGCCCCCGAAGACTTCATCGGCAATGCGGATCTGCGCGGCGCGGTCCATGCCCTCCAGCCGGTCGATGATGTCGAGCATGAGTTCGGAGGGATCTTCCAGCCCCCGCTTGAGCCTGTCCGCTCCAAGGCTCAGACGCTGGAACGCCTCCGCCGCCGGGCCGCCGCCGGTCACTATGAACTCGTCCGCGCGCAGGTTCAGTTCCTTGAATCCGTCGACAAGCTGGTCGACGCCAATCCGGTTCTGTTCGGCAACGAAGCTCCATTCCTGAAACGCTTGCGCCGAAAGGCCCGACCGCTTGGCCTCGTTGCCGATCTCCGCAATGCCCTTCACGGTCCCGGCAATGTCAGTCGACAATTTCGCCAACGCTGCCGTCGCGGCTCCTGCGACGAAGCCCGCTGCCATCGTTCGACCGAAGGCGCCGATCTTCGAGGATGTGGTGGCGAGCGCCCGGTTGATCGCGCTCGTCGACCGCAACATGTCCCGTTCCATCGCGCGTGTAGCCGAACCGGAGCCTGTGCGCAGGCGGGTGTAGGACCGGGTGCCCGTGCGCTCTGCCTTCTTCATGCGCTTCTCGAACTCGTTGATCCGCGCTTCGAGCTGGACGATCAGCCGTTCCTTGTCATCTGCCATCTGTCAGCCTCATGCGAAGTACATGTCGTCGTTGAACCAGCTCGCCTCGGTGACGAACTGGACATCTCCGGCCGCGCAGCGTGCGACCGCCATAGCCGTTGCAACCGCCCCGTCGATCTTGTTGCCGGACTTGCCCTTGTGGAAACTGCGGTTTCCGGCCTGGTCGACGTGAAGCTGGATATTTTCGAAGTTCCACCGCAGCACGGGGTGGCCGCCGTGGTTGAACCGCCGCGCGAGAATGGCCCGCTCCAGTTCCTTCACCGCCGGCGCCATGCTCACCCACCCTTGCCGGAACTCGACCGCCGGAAGCCCGTCGTCGTCGAGATCGGCCATCATGCTCCGCCCGTAGGTAGGATCAAAGGCGATTTCGCGAACGTTGAACCGGGCGCAAAGCTCCCGGATATGCGTCTCCACGGCCCTCAGGTCGACCGTGTTGCCGGGCGTGGGGATGATGTAGCCGTCCTCCGCCCAGGACACGTAATCGACGCCGTGACGTTCGCCGCGGGCGCGCAGGTTGTCCTCCGGGCAGAAGAACCACGGGTGCACCTGGTAGCCGTCCTCGCCGTTCTCCCAGCAGGCGACAACGCAGGTGAGGTCTTCGTTCTTGGACAAATCGACGCCGAGCCAGCACGGCGCCTGCACCATGTCCAGTTCTTCGAGGTCGACGGGGTGCGCACCCTGGTCATAGACGTGCATCTCCACGAACGGACTGGTGGAGGCATCGAGCCACTGGTTCAGGTTGAATTGCCGGAAGCTGTCCCGTTCGAAAGGGCTGTGTTCCGCCTTGCGCGCCTTGTCTCGAAAGCCTGCAATGTCGGGATAGCCGTGCTTTAAGCCCGGGTTCACGGCGAACCAGAGCGCTTCGTCGGTCCAGTCGTCTTCGGCCTCCGCCATGAAGATGACAGGCAGCGTGGCTGGATCGTCTATCTCGCCCTTCTGCACGTTGATCGCGTATTCGACCGTCTTCCACGCAAGGTTTTCCTGCCCGCGCCCCGACGTACTGGCGACGATCATCAGCGTTCCCGGAACCTTCACCAGTGCGGAGTCCAACGCCTCCCACTGGCGCAACCCCGGCCGGCCCTCCCAGGCGTGGAGCTCGTCGGCAATGACAACGTTTGGCGTCTTGCCGTGCTGCACCTTCCCGTCAGACGCCACGGCGATGTAGCGGGTGCGCTGCTTGGGATAGGAGATCCGGCTCACGTACTCCCGCACGGACAGATGCTTCGCTAGCCGCCGGTCATGGTCGACGATCAGGGCGGCTTCGTTGAACAGCTCCAGCGCCTGTTCGTGCGCAGAGGCCGCCGAGACGATCAGCCCGCCCGGTTCCCGCTCGGGACCGGCCAGGTGCAGCAGCGTGATCGCGGCGCACAGACTGGTCTTTCTGTTGCCCCGCGGCAGCAGCAGCACGACGCGCCGCACGATCCGCCGGCCGTCCTCGTGGCGCGGGCCGTAGATCCGGCGAATGGTCCTTTCCGCCCATGGGTCCAGTTGAAACGGATGCCCCGGCGCCGGGTTTTTCGGGTGCTTGAGCCTGCGGAGCCAGTCCACCGCGCGCTGCCCGTAGCCGAGAGGATCGGGGATTTCGGTCTCGTCCTCAATCCAGGAGGGAATCATCATCGTCGTCATCCCGGATTGCCGGCCGCGAGCGCGACACAGGTGTGAGGCCAAGTTCGGCCGCGAGAAGGCGCGCGCGGGTCATCGCGTCGGACTGGATGCCAACGGCGGGGTTGCGCTTCATCACCCCGTCCACGTCGATCACGTGCCCGTAGTCTTGAAGGTGCCGGTCCATCTCCCGAACCGTGCCCATTGCCATGCAGTAGTTCTCCAGGCTTCCGAGGTCCGCGACCGTAAGAATGCGCCGCTCGGCAAGGATCGGCATCACCCGGTCCCATTCCTCGGCGGCGTCCTCCGACATCCACTCCGGGGCGGCGAGATCGGTGATCGCCTCAGGGTCCTGCCGCATGGTCGGTTTCACCCCTCGCATCAGCCTGCCCCCAGCTTCTCGCAGCGGATCTCAAGGCCCCGGCCGTCCTCGATCTCGGCGACGGTCTTGATGTTGAAGTCCTCCCCACGGAACCGGACCCGATCCGCGTTGGTCACATCGCCGAAGTACCGGGTGCGGAACACCACGCTTTCGACATCGCCAGCGCCCTGAGCGTTGACGAACTCGCTGGCTTCCTGGCGGATCACCTCGGCGCGGAGGTGCGCATGATCGGCCCACGTTTCCACCGGCGTGCCCGCATCGTTCACGGTATTGGTTGCGCGCTGGATCTGGATCACGCGCCGGAGCCTGCCCGATTTCATGCCGGCACCCCGCTCACCAGAACCTCGACCGTCACCACGCCGTGCGAGGTCTCCCCGTCCGGATCGCGCATGGCGCGAGTACCTGAAACCTTTACATCGGCCGCGTGAAGTCCGGGGCCAAGCGTAAGGCGTCCTTCCCACAAGGCGCCCCTGACGGCCCCGCAGATGACCTTCACACCTTCCAATGACGGTTCTCGCTTCCACACGTGGATCGTGTGATAGACGCGCGTATGGAGGCGCTGGAGGCTGCTTCCCTCGTCGACCTCCTGACTCTCCCCGAGGACGATGGACGGCGACGGCGCAGGCCGCTGGTTGCGGTCCAGAATGCTCGCAGGGGGTACAAGGTCGGTGACAGCGGGCGTGGCCACCAACCGTGCCCGGATCGCCTTCTGCACTTCGAGGTCGATGCTCATTTGCCTGCTTCCCGCACTGCCTTGGAGATCGCGCGCTTGATCCGGTTCAGCGACCGCTTGCGGTGGAGCCGGAAGCCGGGCCAGAAGTAGGCCTGCGCTGCGGTGTCCTTCGTGCCGTACTCGGCAAGGTGGGCGTAGCGAACATCGGTATTGCCGGCCGTGATCGAGACGGCGTTCTCGGGAACCGTGTAAGACCCGCCGGGCTGAGAATAGGGCGGCGTAGCCTGACCGGGACCAGTGACGGCAATGCTGTCCCGCAGATCGCCGCTGTCAACAGGCGCAAGGGTGCGCATGGCCGCGGCGGTTTCCTCCGCCGACTTCATCAACGCGGGTTTGACCGCCTCCCGAACCTCCTTCGGGATTGCGTTCATGCGCTTCTGGAATTTCGAAAGCCCGCCGTCGCCCATCAGAATGTGAACTCCCGGAACTCGGTGACGATCTCGCGCACGCCGTAGGGGGTTTCCTTCGCGCCATCTCCCGCAGCCTCGCGACATTCGTACCACCAGGCGGCAAGCTGACTGACAGCCTCCACCAGCGCGGGCGGCACCGGGTCCTGATCCTGCCCGCCGTAGGTGTCGGAGATGATGAAGCCGAGAAGACGGTTGACGTGGTTCTCTGCGGCGTCGATCAGCCGGGCCAAAAGGGCGTCGTCGGTGCTCCCGATGTCATCGGTGAACGCCAGATGCTCCTTCAATTCCTCTACCGTTACGATAGCCATGATCAGGTATCCTCGCTGCGCTGGATCGCACCATTCGGTTGAATGTCCACCTCAAGCCGCATCACGACATCCGCCTCCCCGAAGACCTCGCCGATGCGCATGACGAATCCCATCCAGGCGCGCTCGGTGACACCATCCGGCAGCACCAGCCGGAAAGGGAAATCCGAGGACGAATACGCGGCCTTCCACAAGACAACTTGCCCGGCATCGGTGAGGTCATTGCCGAGAACGATCTGCATCGCCTGGCGCCGCAATGCCGACTTGGCAAACTCGACTTCCTGCGGTCCATCGGGATCGCAGGCAACCGTGGCCTCGTCCATCTGCCATTCCACGCCGAGGGTGCCGAGCGTCTCCGTCTCGCCAATCTCTACCCAGCCGGCCGCCGGGATAGGACCGTCAGGCAGGTCAGCAATGAATATCCGACTTCCCGCCGTGGAGTAGATCATCAGGCACCGGCAGCATCGACGCGCGTAACCGGCGAGTTGATCCAGATCGACGAGTGGAATTTCAGGATCGCGTCGACGCCCTCGGCTTCCTCCGCGGCGCTCCCGACCATGCCGATGAAGTAGCGAACGCTCGGGGTACCGCCGTCCGGGGCGTCGTTGAACTGGATCTTGAAGGCATAGTTGAAGTCGGTCTTCTCGGCCGCGACCAGCGCCACCTGACCGGGATCGGCGTAGTTGATCGCCATCACGAGATCCAGCGTCCCGGCATCGCGGGTGCCCTTGGCACGGGTAATGCGGCCGTCCTTGAGACCTGCGAAGGTGACTTCGTTGGACGTGTCGCCGAACCGGCCGATACTCTCGACCTCGCCGTTGGCGCCGATCTCGGTGTAGCTGAGCGCCTCGTAGGCTGCTTCATTCGCTGGTTCCGTGTCCTGCGACGTGGTGCTGATGAAAATCAGGGTGTCCTTTGCGCTGTATACGCTCATTGTTTCGGTCTCCTGGTCAGGCGCCGTTCTTCACGTTGCTTCGCGCCGGAATGACAATGTGTGCACAGGGCTTGCCAGTTGGTGCGGTCCCAGAACCGCGCTGGATCGCCCTTGTGCGGGGTGATGTGGTCGACGAGATCGGCCGGCCCGCCGCACCGCCGGCACCGGGGATGCTCGGCAAGGAAGGCAAGCCGTGCCTTTTCCCATGTGCCGGTGTAGCCCCGCTGACTTGAATTCGGACGCTTGCGGTCGTGCCGGGCATTTCGCTCGGCAGCCCGCTTACGCTCGCAGGGACAGCGCACGCCGGCCGCGACACGGTGACCGCACGCGCAGATCCGGGGTGGCTTGCTGGGCATGGCACGTCAGTCCGCCTTCTTCGACTTCGAGACCTTGAAGCGGTGCTCGTCGCCGTCGCGGGTGCGAATGACGGTCTCGCCATCGCTCTCGGTAACGCTGACGCCGCCCTTGGTCTTGCGGAGGTCAGCCACGAAGGCGTCGATCTCGGCTTGGCTCTTGCTCACGGTGCTCATGCTGCCACCCCTTCGAGTACGGCGATTGCTTCGGGCATGACCGTGGCCCCGCCGACGCGGCGACGGGCGCGGATCTTCACGATGCCGTTGTCCGCTCCCGTGTAGTCGTCCCGCATGGTCTGAATGCCGATGCGGTCCACGATCTGATAGCCGGTGTGGAAGTCGCCGAATGCGACGGGATAGGCACCCGCGGCGAGGTCCGGCATATCGACCATCTCGACAACCGGCCGGCCGAACAGCGAGGACGGTGCCGAGTCCGTAAGGCCGGGCTGCCAGATGAACGCGCCGTTGGCATCTTTCAGCCCCCGGATCGTCGCGAGCGACTTGCGGTTCAAAGCCCAGGTGGCCCGACGCGCGTATTCGGTCGGCAGCGCGTAGTAGAGCGCCATGAGCGCGTCGACGAAATCGGAGCCATCATCCTTGACGTTGATCGACTGGTAGGACGCCGCATCGGCGAGGAAGCCCGTGGGCTTGCCGTTGCCGTCTCCATTGACGAAAGCCGCAGCTTCCATCTTGGCGAACTCGCGCGCGATGTGGTTGCGCAGGAACGCTTCAAGGTCGATGAAACTGTCTTCCAGGAGATGCTGCGAAACGGGCACGATGACCGCTTGCTCAAACACTTCGATCTTCTGTTGATCGAAGGCCGGTTCGGAGGTCGGCCGCGGACCCATCTCGGTCACCCACCCCGGCTGGACATTCGAGACCAGCTTCGGAATGTAGACCTCGGTCGTACCGATCGACATGGTGTTCGCGACCGAGCGCATCGGGCTCTGTTCGGAGATCCCCTGCAAGATGCGCGTCGAGAACTCCGGGGCGACGACATAGCCGCCGGCGGTGTTCGTTCCGAGGTTCAGGGTCTTCTTCTCGACATCATCGAGCGCCTGGACACCGGAGCGCAGGAAGACGGAAAGCGCCTTCTTCTCGATGTCGTCGCCCTTGTCGTGCGAGCCGTCACCGGCGGCGCGGTTGGTCTTCGCCTCCAGCTTGTCCAGCCGCTCCACCAGTTTCGTGGTGTCGGCCTTCTTCTCGACCGTGGCCAGCCGCTCGTCGACGGTCTCGGTCAGGTCCTTCACGGCCTTCGTGACGACATCGACAGGATCGTCTTCGTCGCCTTTCCGGATGAAGTGGTTTTGGGGGAAGTGTTTCATGGCTACCTCGTAAGTTGCGCCGCGGCGCGGTTCAGGATCTCGGCGAGGCGGATCGCCTGCACCGCGGATTTGGCAGAAGTCACGCGCGCGCCCGGATGCATCGGGAGGGTCACGAGCGAGACTTCCATCAGTTCAAGTGCTTTGATCGTGCGGCCGCCGCCCTTGCGCTTCTCGGCACCTTTGGTCGTGAACCCGATGCTGAGCCCCCGCACCGCGCCAGAACGGACGAGCGCCCGGATCTCCCGCGCCCGTGGCAGATCCTCGACGAGAAGCTTGCCGGAGATGTGCAAGCCGTCTGCCTTTTCCTCGGCTGAATCCCACGCGCCCACCGGGTCGTTCTGGTCGTGGCCAAACAACATCGGAAGCGGCAGGGACGCGGACTTGAAGGCGCCGGGTTCAATCCAGTCGCCAACCCGATCCGGCGAGCCGAACGGCCATGCTAAGCCGGAGACAGTGCCGTCGTCTTCGGCGAGGATCTTGGTTTCGACGAGCAGCCTTTCCATCAGACCAGCCCGTAAATGCCGGTGGCCGTGGTGCCGGTGGCCCTCACCCTGACCGGGCGCAGTCCCCGCTCAACGAGGGGGTCCAGTGCCGCTGACATCTCGTTGCCGGACGCGGAGACGATCACGGCCGTTCCCGCTCCGGTGCAGGTCAACGCCCTGGGCAGGAACGGCAGATCGGCATTGTCATCCGGGGTGATCGGAATCCAGTCGTCGGCGGGGCCAGTGATGCTGGGGGCGTATCGGGTGAATTTATCCATTACCTTCCTCTGAATGCTGAGCGGTTGGAGGCGAAGTCGTCGACCTGCGCCTGTACCCAGGCCGCCGACTTGAGAAGGCGCACGACATTTGCTTGGGAGAACGGAATGGGCTTGCCGTCTTCCTCGATCTCCCAACCGAGAACGCAGGCGGCGAGGCACTCAAGCCGCAGCCGCTCGCGGGCGTCGGCCGGCACCCTCCCGTCCGGATCGGCGGCTTCCGCCAGATCGTCGGACAAGCGAAGCCGTGCGCGGTTCTGCGTGGCGCTGTCTGGCCCCGCGATCCGCAACTTGATCCCCGTGGGCTTGCCCGTCACGGGATCGGCCAGTTCGAACTCGCGGCCCCGGTCCTGGTCCTGCGCGTCCGCGAGAATGTCACTCAGGTCCATCGTCGGTTTCCTTGTCGACTGACGCATCGGAGGTGATGTTCGGGTTCAGGAATTCGTTGCCGCCCTCACGCGGCAGAAGACCAAGCCAGGCGCGGCCCTCATTGGGGTTGATCGTGCGCGACGAGATCAGGCTGTTGATGACGGTCGCGCGGGTGTTCAGATCGGCGCGGGTGAGGTCGTCGCGGTCGAAGCGGATCACCTTGCCGGCGCGCTCGTCGGGCAGGAACAGGCCCCGCCGAAGCGCGCCTTCCATGGCCCGCAGCCACGGCTCAAGGCAGTAGACCAGGAACTCGCGGCCCATTTGTTCGGTGTTGCTCCAGGTTGCACGGTCCAGTTCGAACAGCATCGACGGCGGCACCCGGAACGCGCGGGCAATTTCGAGGATCTGGAACTTGCGGTTTTCGAGGAACTGCGCGTCGGTGGAGTTGAACGTAAACGGCTCGAACTCGGCGCCGTCGTAGAGGATCGCCGTCTGGCCGCCGGTGTCTTCGCCCTCGTGGGTCGCGCGCCACGCAGCACGCGCCTTCTTCACCGACTCCTCACCCATGCCCTTCGGGAACTTGAGTGCCCCCGAGGGCCGGGCGCCACGGCCAAAGAGCCGGGCCGCATGGCGCTCCATCACGAAGGCAACGCCGATAGCCTCCTTCGCCAGCGTGAGCGGGGCGCGGCCGAAGGGGCTGCGAAGGTGGATGATGTTCGCCGCGGGCTCGGGGCGGTTGCTGATGCGATAGCTCGGCTCGCCCGTCACCGGGTCATACTCGACTGAGATGACGCCTTGCGCGTAGCGGATGATCTCCACCGGCCGGCCATTCACACGGTTGACCCAGGCCATGCCGCCGGCATCGTACCGCAGCGCATCGGCCACGAGATCACGGATCAGCTCGTATCCGCTGGTCCAGTCGTTCGCCGCGCCGGTCAGCAGCGCCGCTGCCGCATCGTCGTTCAGCGTCTGCCGCTCGTCGGAGGTCTTCACGGCAATGTCGAGACTTGCAACGGCTTCGGAGATCACCCGAATTGCGGAACTGACGGCCGGTACACGAAGGGCCGCCTCGGCAGAGAGGCTGACACCCGAGTAAGTCGGAGTGGCGCCGAACAATTCGAGCAGCCAGTCCTCAGGAACGCTGAGCGACTTCGCTTCGATCTCGGGTTGGTTTTTTTGCTTCGAAAACGGCCACATACCGGAAAGATACCCGGCGGTATGCGGCCCGGTAAGCTGGCCAGATGCAGGAACTCATTGGTTTTTGGAGGTTTTCGTGGGGTGCGAAAATTCCAGTTTCGGGCAAATGTTGCGACGAGGACCCCGCGCCGGTCCCCCAGGGAGGTGGAAAGTTGAAGACCACCCCCCCTTGGAACGTTCCCAAGCAATGAGAAGTTTGGGAAGTGAGACAATCCGTTACGCGCGTAACGGTTTCCGGGCGGTGTGTTCCAACTTGGAACGCACGATCCATCTCACTCGTCGAGATCTTCCAGGTCGGCGAGCGCCTCCCGAACCTTCTCCTTCGCGGCTTCGATGATGATCGGCTTGGCATCGCTGAGGATGCGCATCCCTTTGTGGTTCCACCACAGCCGTACTTCGCCCTTGTACCGCACGAGTTGCAGGTCATCGACATGGACGGGCCACATCCCGACGCTGAAGGTGGCCAGCAAGACAGCATCGCCCTTGAGCTTTGCCGGTGGCAGGCACATCGCCACGTTGTAGATGCGCGGGTTCGGGTCTCTCGTGAGATCGCTGGTCATTTGGTCCTCATCCATTCATTGAGTTCAGTGCGGGTTGCGAAGTAGCGGCCCGAGCCGGGCGGCTGGTAGATCGGCACGTCGTCTCGCTTGGCCAGCTTGCGGGCCGTGTCGACGGACACGCCGAGAGCCGAAGCAATAGGGCTGAGCCCCCACAGTCGTTCGGGGCCGCTGGTAATGGCGTCGAAGCGCCATGGGTCGAGAGGGGGTTTCCTGTTCATGTTCATTGCTCGTTTCCTCGTTCGGGTGTCGTTTTGCCTGCCTGCCTCCCCTTCCCCTTACCCGGGGGGAGAAGGTGTATAGTGATCTTTGCCGGAATCCGCCATTTGCTCGGCGAAGCGGTAACGGCCGGCTCGCCGTCCACGGATCGGCCTGCTCACCTCCTGAATGAAGCCTCGCTCTATGAGCACATCGCGTGCACGGATGATGCGGGTGCGGTGCCACGGCGGGCTGCCCGCCTCGCTCATGGCAGTCGGCGCAATGGCGAAATTCGGCCGCTTGCTGTGCCAGCGCTTGAACATCTGGTAGAGCACCAGCGCTTCCGGCTGGTCGATCAGGTCATCCATGTACCCGTCCTCCGCTGTTATCTGGGGCTTGCGAAGACCAAGGTAGTTGCGGCCCTCGCACTCGTACCGCCACGCCGAACGGGCGCAGCGCTCCACCTCGACGAGGCCTAGGGGATCGGGGAACGAACCGGCCCAGCTTGCCGCCACGTCGATCAGGGCTTCCACGTCATCGCAGAAGCGCGCCTGCGTCATGCAGTGGCGCCAGAGGGCGTTGTTGCGCTCGCCGTCCTGTACACCCTCAGCCGCCCGTGTGTAGCCGTCCTCCAGCGCGCCTGCGCGGATGGTGGGAAGGTCGTTGAGGTTCGCCACAGACCCGCTCAGGAAGCGATAGGCGGCCCCGAGATCTTCACGCCACGACGGCGGGGCGATGGTGAAGCCGCCCCCCAGCACGTCTATGGGCAGGCCCCTGAACGGTCGAATGCGCCGCCCCTCGCCATTCCCGCGATACCAGAGCTTGCCCTTGCCGCTTGCCGTCCTGATCCTGACCGGGGTATCGCCGAAGCGCTCCACGGCGGACTGCAACCAGGCATCTCCGGCGGCGTCCACGTCGACCTCGACTATCCCGCCCATTCGGATGCCGATGCCCTCTGCCCCGGCGAAACGCGGGTTACTGGCCCACGCGCGCGAGGCATTGGTCCCGGCCCGCTCCCAGTTGCGCACCAGCGGCCTCTTGGCCCTTGCATCCACCGGGAAGGCGACGAGCCCGGCGTTCACGTAGTCGGCAACGTGCTCCGCGAAGACAGCGTGCAT